AAGTGAGGGAGCCGAAGAACTATCCGCATTCCTTACTATCGACGCTCCAGCACCGCCATCTTGGCCTTGGATCGTAAAATCCATGTTTGAGCCAACGCTTATAGCCGACGAGCTTCCAATATGAACGCGATCCCCGCCAGCATTTACAAAAAACATATTAGCGTTGCCGTCGCTTTCAACACGGAAGTCGAGGTCTTCGCTGTCTTGGTTGAATACTGTTTCGGTTCTATTGAATTCTACCCTTGACTTAGCCGTGCCAGCGAGCATTGTCTGAATTTCTAATTCACCGTCTTCTTCTCCATCAGTAACGTCATCAGCCTTAGCGAAGATTCGGGCATACTGAACCGCCTGAGAAGCATCGTTCCTACCACTAAATTCAATTTCACCTATGGAATCATCATCAGCAGGGCCAGAAGAACTTCTATCTAGCTTCAGCGAGGGGCCAGCGGAAGCACCGCCGTTGGTGCATTCTATGGTGATTCCATCATCTTGGTCTGAAGTGGTAACATGAAGCTTCGTTGAAGGCGAAGAATCCCCGATTCCAATGTTACCTGCGTTTGTAATTCGTAGTGCCTCAGCTATTGTGGCAGAACCATCAGGAACAGTAGAAATAACCAACCTTCCCGGCACATCGTCTGATCCGGGGGTGCCATCTATCGCCGCTGCTATTTGTACGGGTTTAGTAGCAACGTCGCCGCCATCATCAGCAGCAAACTGTATCAATCCCACGGTGTCGCCAGACTGAACGATTGTGCCTCCGGCTGTTGCGATTGAACCGTTTCGACTTTTGCCTAATATAAATCTACAGCCACTCGTATCAGCAGAGTATCGAACAACACCAAGAGTGGTGCCTCCGTTGTCCGTTCCAACAACCCCAAGATGAGGATTAACTCCTGCCACCGCTATTTGCGCGTTGAAACCAAGCATCACTCGGTTGCTGCTTCCTTGGACAAACAGAGCATTCGCATCGGTATCTGTTTCGACACGAAAGTCGAGGTCTTTACTGCCTTCGTTAAAGACAGTTTCGGTAGCGGTCATTTCCATGCGACCGATCACCGTGCCATCAAGCATAGATGCTAATTGCAAAAGCCCGTCTTCCGTGCCATCACTTGCGTCCACTATTCCTGCACGAATTCTTGCGTAGGTAGTGTCTTCACCGGCATCATTTTTTCCTTGAAAACTCAAACGGCCAATTGTATCACCGTCTGCTGGCGAACTAGATTCCCGATCAAAAACAATCAAAGGCCCGGAACTTGCATCCGCATCTGTAGAACGGACAGTAAGCGCCGCTTCATTGTCATCTACTTCACTGGTCAGACCGTTAACGTGCAGATCAGTAAAAGCATCGACCATTTTTCCGCCAGAGCCAGCACCGTCAGAGTAGATAGCTTTTACGTCACCATTACGGATCGTAACCGTAGCGCCAGAGCCTTGCTTAATAATGATCGACTGTGATCCGCTCGTTGCGTTTTCGATAAACCACAGCTTGCTGACCGTGTTCGGCCCTATAGTGATTGTGCAAGTGCTATCAAGTGTGCCGGTGTATTGAAGATAGATTGACCTGCCGGGATCAGTAGAGCCGTCCGCAATCGTCGTAGTGTGGGTATCGGCATTAGTCGTAATAGCTTCCGTCCCAAAGGAAAAAGCCTCTGCAATCAACTCAAGGTTGGTATTTGTACTGGTTCCCCAAGTGCCTGACTCGTCACCAGTGGCAATCTCTTTTAGGCGTAAATCATTAACGTAAGTTGCCATTTATCTTCTCCGACCTTTCGTCTTAGGCTTAGGTTTTTTCATCGAAGCAACGTGTTTTTTCAAAGTTTCTGCTTGCTTCTTATGAGTCTTAGATGCTTTTTCTAATCCTTTAATAACCTTGTTTACTTTACGAACCATTAGGCTACCTCATCCCAATCAGGAATTTGAGTTGTAGTAACATCAGCCCAGCTTGGTGTTTGACTATCTGATATTTCTGACCAACTTGGTGTTTGAGTATCTGATATTTCTGACCAGCTTGGTGTTTGAGTTGTAGAAACATTTGAATAACTTGGCGTTTGACTAGCATCAACCAACCCCCAAACATTAACTTGTGTAACTTCTCCACTGCCTGTAACGCCAACAACTTCAGCGATTGCACTACCTGTGACTGTAACACCACCAACATCTGCTGTTGCTTCATTGCCAGTGACCGAGACATTTGCAGCAGCCTCGATTGTAACAGTGCCAGCCGCTCCAGTAGCAGCAATGCCGGTAACAGTAACATCCGCATCAGCGGTAACAGAAACCGTTCCAATAGATCCAGTTGCTGCCACGCCTGTAATAGATACATCGACACCCGTCCCTTGGACGATTGTGACCGACCCGATTGACCCTGTGCCAGAAACGCCTGTGATAGAGACATTTGCGTCTGCGCTGACTGTTGTGGTTGTGACCGCACCAGTGGCAGTAACGCCTGTAACTGGTACTGGACTTGGCTCACCCCATGTGCCATCACCCCAAGCACCTCTGCCCCAGCCGGTAAGATTCGACATTTAAGCAATACGAATAATTGCATTGCTTGCATCAGCGGTGGGGAACTGAATAGTGAAATCACCTGATGTGCTTGTTTTATCTGCACCAAAAGCCAACGAGCAAACAGATGGATCACCTGATGCACTATCATTAAATATCAATGCACCATTAGCCGTAATGCTGCTAGAACTAAATGTTAAATTTGCAAAATCTGTAAACCCCGTTGTGCCAGATGATGTTGGATCAACTCTAGTAAGTGCTGCTCCCTTTGCTGTATATCCTGTACCAGACACCTCATTAGAGGTTGTATAAGCTGTTGTACTAGCGCCTAACGTCGCAGAACTTGTATACAGGGCAAGATTGAATGTACTGCCCCCAGAGCTTTTAAAGTTATGAACCGCCTCTAACAACTCTTTCTTAAATGACGTACACATCGCTGTTGATATAGCCACTACAGTCTCCTAATAATATCTGCCATATCTTTTTGATTCTGGCTCTCTAGTTCTGCGATCAATGTTGTCCGATCACTTCTAATTGCTTCTTTCATATACAAACAAATTGTAGCATATACAGACTGTTTAAACGCCTCTGCTTGATCTGCGATCAGTGGATGGCAGTCTCCACCAACACTCACTATCCGATCTGTTGCTGTTTTTGCCCAAAACTCTGGATCATGTCCTTTATTTTGTGTAGTTACAACGAAACATTCCCCAATAGCTGTGTCAATTACCTCACTCATCTATTAGTTTGCAATGCTGTTTGACCAGTTCTGTAAGCATCTGTTCTATTGTAGCCATCACCCTCTAGCTTCAACTGCCCAAGAGCCGTTTCAAATTGCGATGTGTATATCTGTAAAATATCTGCTTCGCCCTTCATAAACACATATGCTTGAACTAATGATCCAAATAACAAAGCATTGTCTGCATTTGTGCCAAGCCAGCTTGTGCCATCAGATGAAACAGTAATAGATTCTGGTTGATAAAAATAATGAAGCTCTGCGGTAAAGTTGGCATTTGGTGTTGGGCCAACAATAAACGTGCCTTCATCAAAAATGCCGTAATACTTTGGGATAGAGGTAGTGGAAGCTACTGGATAAGCCTCTCGAATAAAATTTACATCTTTAAATATCAAGAATTCATATCCTGAATTATCAATAGCTAAGGAGTATGGAAACAAAAAGTCTGTTGGCATAGATAGATATTTGTTCCCTAATGTGAGAGTGCCAGTAACATTCTTGCGAAAGTCTGGTAGCTGAATTGTTCGTAGTATTATTTGCTCTGCATTACGCACGAACAAACCAATGTTATTTACAAAGGTTGTTTCTGTATTCTCAGTGTAATCTTTTATTGCCTGAGTCAGTGTTGTATATGTCCATGCCATTAGGTTGTTACCACTGTTACTCGGCCTATTTCGCCTTTTATATCTAACCCAACAGTTCGAGACCCAAGCTCTGTAATACCGCCGCCAACAGGATCAAATGACCCTAAAATGCGGCTTTGTTGTAATGATGTATCTGGTCTTGGATTTCTAAGAGATTGTGGATCAGACATCTTCATTCTGCCCAACTCGTATTGAGGATTATCTTTATCCAATACATCAAAGCCGACCCGAAACCCTGTGTCTCTACCATCCCTTATTAAAGGAACAAGATCTCTTAGCGCGTATCGGAATCCAGTTACATCACAAAATCCAAACGCATATTTACCTCTAGCATAAATACTCAATATCTATACCCTCCGGGCACAAAGAATAAAGACTCTTTACCTCGATCTGCATCAACGGCTTGCTTCCATTGCTCTTCATATAACTGCTTGAGCAACGGTATTCTGTCTTGCAACTCTGGTTTTTTTAACGCAACAAAATATGCTAAACCTGCCACTAAACATGGCAAAAACCTAGATGGTATCTCTGGATTATCCGACCCAGCATTTCCAGCATCTGCGATTCTCTCAATATAATAATACTCAAAAACATAAGGCTCTGTTGAATCGGGTACAGGCCACAAGTTAATTGAAGAAACTGTATCTGACTTTTCTAACCAAAATTGCAATGGCTTAGATTGTGTCAGCTTGTTTGTAAGATGAGAGTATTGCTTGACTGATATTCGGGTTAGATTTTGGTCTACTTGATTTGCAGTGCTGCCAGAGTTGGTTCGTATAAACGCCTCAACAATATCTAACACCTTTGCATCTAATGAATAGCGGGAAGTCCCAGCCGTCAGTGACTGAGACCCGCTTTTAATTGTCCACAAATTTAATCCACGATTTTGCCACTCAAGAAACATAAGGTTCATGCTTCTTCTGGCTGTGCGATAGTCATACCCGCTCTTTAGCTCTGAGCCTGCTTGCTCAAACGCCTCTTCTATCGCATCACCTAAATCAAGATCAAATGTGTAAGTAGACATCTACGTTTTCTTTTTGACCATCTTGCCGCGCTTCATAGTCATAGGTTGCTTCTTAGAGCCACCGCGCATTCCTGCTGGTCGCTTTTTCATCACACCAGCTTTCTTAGCTGTGCCGCCCTTCATTCCGGGTGGCCGCTTCTTCATTACACCAGACTTCTTCATGGTGCCGCCCATTGCTTTTGTAGGTGTCTTTTTCTTTACACCCGCTTTCTTCATCGTCTTTTTACGCATTTTATCACTCTGCTAATTGATTATAGAATCGTTCCCTCAGTTGGAATACATGCGGTGGCTCTTCATCTCCAAAAACAAACGAGTAATAATCTGTATTTTTTAATTTATGTACCGCGTTTTGCAAATCTTTGAGCCGCTGTATGTATAACATCGCATAAGAAACATCATTGAGTTCTTCAAATGTATCCGACTCAATAGCTTCATTTGCCTCATCATCAGGGTGAGATCCCATAATCCAAAGATCTCTATCCCCAAAAACTCCATTACTTATCGCGTAATTTAAAGCCTCTACACGATTATGAAATTGCACCCCATCCTCTTCATAGTCCAAATCAATAACAATATGAATGCGATAGGTGTCGTCGTAACTCTCTAGCGATTTAAAAACATCTACGAATGACGTAGTGCGTTTAAACGTCATAAGAACCTGATGCGCCTCCCATGTCTTTTTGGCATATGGACAAGCAGACATTCCACCTAAATCATCGTTAGGTAATTCAAGCGTCTGCTTTGACCAATCCCTAACCTCTTGGCGAATAGATTCTTCTAAGTCAAATCTATTATGGCTTTCTAGCTGCGCCATATCCACGGCGTTCCATTTTTCTAGTTTTAGCTTTAGTAGTCTCAGTTGCAATCTTAGTTATGCCGCCTTCTCTCATACCTATAGGCCCAAGCTCTCCTATGCCACGCATCATTGCTCGTTGCCTAGAAGGAAGGCCGCGAGATCTGCCAGCACCAAATATCCCGCCCCGACCAGACTGGCCTTTCTGCAAACCAAAAAATGACCCTCTACCGCGACCACGCCCCGCTCTTTTCTGAGCGCGAGATTGTGCTTCAAATTGTCGCTGCATTGGCGCTCCAGCCTCTGCTTCACGCCTCCCAATAGTCGGCAACCCGCCACCCATACCAGCTCTCTCAAACATCATTGCCATCTCGTCTTTCTGAGAACGTGGATTTTGCCGCCGACTAGGGCGATTCAGACCAAACTGCTCCTGCCTTCTAGCAAGTGATGAATGCATTCCACTATTAGATGGTTTACGATTTTTTCGACCCGTCTGGGCCAAGCCTGAATCCCTTACGACTTGTTCAGCTTTAGCGTTTCGTTTCCGCATTTGGTTTAAATACTGCATATCCGGCATGCCCCCGCTTTGCATCTTCCCAACGCCATCTGCCGCATAAAAAGGAACCTTCTTTCCATCCTTCTCGACCATTTTGAGCTTGTCTGTCATCCAACTATCCTCATTTCTTTGTAAAGACCTTTAGCAATAGCCTTCAAAGCATCGGTAGGGGCGTTTAAAAACTGCTCTACGGACATTTCGTGGGCAAGAGGTATCCTAGATAGGGTCTGCAATACAACAGCATCTTCGGCCTCATTTAGGCTTACAGTGACCCTGACCAAATCTAAAGGATCTGAAAAACTATGAAAGCAATCTATTATCTTGCTATCAAATTGTTGGCGAGTGATGCTATCCATAATGCTTAATAACACTCATGCAGATGTTATAGACATCGCCATCTGAGTGAGCAACTGTGGTAAACATAATGTCACCTGTTACGCCACTACCCGCATTATTAGGAATGCCATTGAACTCACTAAAGTCTAGCTCGTCTGCATAATCAGCATTTAACTGCCATGCTAATAAATCGGTACTCGCATCGAAAAATATCTTTACACCCATTCCAATGGTGGTGTACCAGATTTTTTCTATGCTCACCTTAGAACAAGCAGCGCCAGATACTGGATCGGCTGTGAGAGCAGACACATCTATCTTCTTTACCGCTGCCTCTCCAGAACCATCGCTAACGTTAGTAAAACGGAATATCGCTTTTCTCGCGCCATCTTGGATAGTTTGTGTAGCTACTGCGTCAGCCATGACTGCCCCCTATTACGCTATCTGAACGTACTCGATAATAAACGTAAATGAACCAGCAGTGGTTGCATCAACAGTATTGGTAATGTTGCAAAAAATAGTTCGGGCAGTGTCTGTATATTGAACAGAAGCAGGCGCTGTAGTGCCGCTTTGCGTCTGAGTTACAAGCGTTGTTGTAGTTACGTTGTGTTCTACAACAGTAGTGCCGCCATCCAAAATCTCATCAGTTACTGCCGCTACAATCTGTGCGCCGGAGCTAGTAGTACCAACTTCATAACCAATGTCACCTGTACCGATAACGGGAGAGGTGTCACAAAAGATCTTGATGTCAGTAATAATTGTGTTGGCAGGTTGAGTAAACTCACCAATAGATGGGCTGTCACCTGCTGTGGTGTTAACTGTAACACCTGTAGCAAAACCAACGTGCTTTACATATTTATTCGTAACGATGCCGGTAGATGCAATATCTACTACGTCAGTAAGCGCACCAGTGCTGCTATTTTTAGAAACAACTTTAAACCCATTCTCTGATCGGACGGGGCCGTTGAAGGTAGTATTTGCCATGAGTATCTCCTGTCGTGGCTAGTGTCAGATTGTTCCATGTGGAACATTCTGTCAGGGATAAAAAAAAGGACTACCCAAGTATAACCTGAGTAGTCCTTAAAAGCTCTAGCTAGAGCCGGGGGATCCGAAAATTCCCAATGGGTCTGAAACGCCGAATGAGTATCGCTCACGCGCTTTATAGCGCACATTACCCGTATCGAAGTCACCGTCCATAGAGTTTTCTAACGCCGTGCGCTCGAAATGCTTCATGCCGTTAGGCACATCAGTAATCAAGAACCACGCATTAGTATCCGTGAGATAGTGATTTACTGAGTAGCCTTCTGGAATGCTGCCATTCGTGTAGATTGCGTTAATGTCATTATCAGCCGTTCCAACCCGACCTTCTGTTTGCAAAATCCTAGTTGCAACAAACATTAAGGCGGGGGGAACAATCAGCTTGCGAGGTCGAGCAGCGATCAAAAGTCCACGCTCGTCAACCCAACCAGCAATCTGGATAATTGAAGCCTCCAAAGAGGTCTCATTTAAATCCGCACCCGTAACTGGGCGATTGCCGTTCTTTGTGCCACCAACCGTTGGGTGACCATCACCACCGGTTACTCCATCGCCAGAAGCGGTAAATAGGTTTACACCATCACCACTCTGAAACGCATTAGAGAAACCATTGTTGAGCAAAGAAGCTGATTTCACCTGCTTTGTATAAGCCATAGCTCGCGCTAACGCCTTAGTATAACGAGCAGAAAGAGAATCATAGAGATTATCTTCCATCGCTTCCTCGGTGATAGCAAAACCCATAGCCACGGTTTCGTGATTGAAGCGAGCAGTAAAAGACTCTTGTGCAGAATCAAATATAATTGATTCGCCTTCACCCTTTGTGGGGGCAGCACCAAAGCCACTTAGCTTTACTTCTTCTTCAAAAGAACGATCACTCGCTTCTGTTTCATAGATTTGAGTGTGTTCATCTTCGTACTTTCCATACTCCAAACCAAACAAGGCATTAAGCCCCGGCAGGAGTTCTTTAAGCATTTGCGCTCTTGAAATTGCCATTGCCTAGTTACTCCTATACGCCGGTTGTATTTCGGTACGCATGACCAACGTTAAAAATAAACAGCGCATCGGTGAATGCATCACCAATGGTACTGCTTGGGCCATCATAAAAATCGTAGATTCTTAGTGGCAACGTATTGGTTGTCGCAGTTGAATCAGCATCAACGGCATTCTTGCTATTACCGATGCTTGTGGTTCCAGCAGTTTGGATCACATCAAAGTTTGATCCGAGTGCTGTTTGTGCAATAGCGCCGTCCGCCTGCATCAAAAAGACCACATCTGGGTCAGTCAATACATAAGCCTCAATATCATCCGCTGCCGTAGATGCTGGATAGTATTGATTAAACGTTAATTGCCCAGTAGTAGGATCGGTGTATTTAACACCCATGAAAATACCAATGGTGGTCAACGTTGCAGTTCCTGTGTCCTTTTCAATAACGCCAGCCGCAACCATCTTGACAAAATCACCATTGAAAATAGCAGTAGCATAACCGCTGGCAATTTTAAGATGCTGGACTTTACCATTGAAAGAACCACTAGCACTTGTAGTGCTTACGGGTCTTGCTCCAAATGGAGCGGCTGTAGTAGCCATGATAGTTTCCTTAACAAATCAAAAGTAAAAATTACCATCCACTTTTAGTTACGCGAGTCTTACGATCTGGTCGGAGCAAAGGCATCCTAGGATCATTTTCACGCATATATGAATGATCGACACTTTCCATTTGTTGCGCTGCCGTTCCTTCGTAATGACGCTGGCGAGCATCCGCAACTTCTTCTGGAGCTTTACACAAAAGCTGACCGCCTATTTCTACACATCCGGGGAATCTGCTATTGTGATCTGGCATCACCTCTAGCTCTGGATGATCCTCTATTTTTACAGGCTCCCATCCTTCCCTAAAGCGCATAGATACGTTTGTTGCATCTGACTGTCCTACCATTGAGGTTCTCACCCAACGAAACCTCCACCCCGGTTGAGGCAAAGGATCTGGTAGAAGTGTCGGAGGCACCCACGCTTTTTCTCTAGCAGCTTCACTTCTTTCTTCAAGCTCTCTTGGTTCTCGGCTATCACTCATCGTCCCATCCTCATCTGTTGTGCGGCATACTGTTCGGGTGTAATACCCAGCTTCTTTACAAGTTCTAGCTGACTTCTGTTCAGCTTGACCTGTCGCTTTCCTTTACTCCCACGTTGCGCTGGTGCAACTACAGTAGAGCTTCTATTTGATTGCGGTGCTTCTGCCTGCTGCGGCTCCACATTAAAAGCTCTTGGGAACGACTCTCTTAACGCCTGATCTACTGCTTGGAAGTATTCTGGAGTATTCCTCTGAACACCTCGCTTAATGAGCATTTCATCAAGTCCATAAGTAAAGCCAGTGAGTGCCTCGTTTCCGGGCGCTCCAAACCAACTATTGCGAGCAAGCCAATCCTTTAATCTCGGATCCATTTGCTCTTGTTGCGGTGGCTGTTCCACCGGCGCATTACTTTCAGCCTGCTGCTGCGTAGTATTGCTCTGCATCTGGGTCTTATAATTATCTATATAAGCCCTGTCTGCTTGGATTCGCGCAAGCTGTTCTTGCGCTTCCACCATCTTTTGAGTATCGCCCTCTTCATGGGCTTTCGTATATTCTTGCCTTAACGAAGCTAACTCTGCTTCAGTACGACTTTGTACACTTTGCAATAACGCTTGTTCGCTTTGTCCTACTAGCCCTTGAAGTCTCTGTACTTCTCCTTGGCTATTTTTTGCAAACTGAACAGCTTCATCGCGTAATCTTTGTGCGGCTTCCTTCTCTCTACGCTGCTGATGATACTCGTATTTAAGTCTGTTTAAACGCTTTTTAACACGATCATCTTCAATGTCAATCTCTTCGTCGATGTTAAATGGCTCAACATCATCGCGTACAGGCCGACGGTCTTCTTCCGGCGTGTCATCAACCTCGATGATTTCTATTTCATCAGCATCAAATCCGCCATCTATGCTTTCATTTGGTTCTGGAAAATTTACTTCAGACACGACTAATCCCCCTTGGATCATCCACTACAGCTTCGACAGTATCGTCATTGATAATGCGAAACTCTTTGCCATGAATACTAATTCGAGTACCGCTATAGGCTCGCATAATAATGAAGTCTCCTTTACTACACCAAGGCCCATTGGGAAATCGTTTTTCGTCTTTGTAACAGTCCGGCCCCATTGCAATAACAAATCCAACCACTGAAGATGTTTCTTCGATGGATATTGTTGCTTTTGCTTTTATAATTCCACCTTCTGTCTTTTCGTCGATTTCTGGTAAACCGATTAGAATATGATAGCCAGTTGGCACTGGAAGCTGGCTCGCTTTATCAACAGCCTCCTCTTCCTTGCCAATAGCTTTTAAATCAACCTCTGCCATTTCTTTCTCACTGCAACACTTAAAGGGAAGTGTAGAACCCATCACGCCCTGTTGGCGCTAATCTTGATCTACAAATACGCGCTCTGCGAGTTGTCTGATTTCTCGCTTGGCTATTTGTATACCTTCTAATTGTCCTCTGAATAGTTTGTATGACTCAATGTTTTCTACTGAGCCAGCAAGCAATACTTCTTTGTGATGCTCTTCTAATTCGTTTAAACGAGATAGTAATAAATCAACAAACTGTGGATCAACAAATCCTGCCATTAACTGCCTTTGGTGATCTGTTCTGCTATCTTTCTGCCAATATCTGCACCGCGAGTGGCATCGACTTGACGTTGCTTTTGCAGTCGCTCTTCACGATCAAAACCAGCCGTAACAGAATCTTTTGTCATTTCTGCTTGAGCCAAACGTTCAGCACTATTGATTCTTTCTTGAGCAATAGATAAGTCTTTTTGAATCTTGAGTCGCTCCAATGCATCACGCATCTGTGCCTTTTCTTCTTCAAGCGCCAACTTCTGTTGCTGTGTTGCAACTCGTTGTTGATCTGTTTGGGCTTTAGCAGCAGCAGATTGCTCTTCAATCTCAAGCTCACGCTGCTTGAGTTGCAATATAGGGTCTTCTGCTTGAGCCTGCTGCTCGGCTTGCTGGGCCTCGGCTTGATCCTTTTGCAATAACTGCTCTGCTGCCTGTGCAACAAGTGAAGCAAGTTTGACTTCGATTTCTGGCGGAAGCTCTGTATCTTCTGCTGGCAAATCCAAGCCAAGCTCTTTTTGTATCCGCTCTCGATACTGAAATGCCAAATGCTCTTGAATATGTGCCTGCACATTCCCAAGAATAGCTTCTTGATCGGGCGCTTGAGATAAAAGCTCTAGTATCTTTGGATCTCTTGTTGCGGCTGAATGCACTGCAATATGTGCATCGTGGTCTTGATAAGAAAACGCTTTTCCGGGTAACCCATTGATAAAGTCCATGTTTTCTGTAACTGGATCTTTGTTTGGCAGCTCTTCTTGCGGTGGTACTAAGTTCTCTGGATCTCTAATACCCAACGCTTCCAGCATTTGCCTATGAAGTGCTGGCAGATCATAAAGTTGTGGGGCTTGCTGAGATAACTGTAAAGCAGATTGATACTGCATAATACGTTGCGACATCGTTGCAGCGTTTGGATTGGCAACAGGTATCACATCTATCTGGTCATCAAAGTCAGCTTGAATATCTTGAGGGTTGCCATATGGCATATATGGATATTCAGACGGCCCAAAGTCTTTAACAATACGCACCAGCAATTTAAGTTCGCTTTTCATTGATGCGTAAAGTCTTGCCTGTATAGCAGACATGACTTTCATGTTCCGCTCTATCAAAGCAAGGGTTGTACCTACGGGTGCTTGGCTATTCATATCGGCAGCTTTTACATCTGCCATAGAAGCAAACCTTCGACTCTCATCAACTATGTTATTTAGCAGTTGATATAACGTGCCGCTGGGTTCTTTGTACGGTAAAAAAGAAATGTTCTCTTTAATTGTTCCGCCGGGAACATCCACATCACGAAACTCTCCCGGCATGATCGGAGTATCATCAGCCGTTATTCGCATACCGCGAGTCTTTAATCCGCCCGGAAGATTTGCCAAGGTGCCTGCATCTACTAGTTGTCGCAGTATTGATGTAGCTGATTTGACTAAACCACCGATAAGGTGAACAAGACCAAGGCCATAAAAACCAAGACCCGGAATGTATTCATAATGAACAAAGTGATCCCTGCGTCTTTTTAACTCATCGTCCTCAAAAAAGTTACGGCGTATTGATAAAATCTTGGCGCTGCCTTTATCGACAGTCACAACATATGGAACAGCAATACCTGTAGGCTCACCATCCTTCATGTCTTGGAAGTCATCCAAATCCAAGTCTACTTGTATTTCTAAAACAGTAAGAACGGTTTCACCCGTTAGGTATGAGCCATTAGGTGTAGACGAATACGACTCGCCTGTTATCTCGCCATACTTTTCTTTAACGGCATCAACATAGCCATCTGATCCAGTAAGTTCTATATCCCGATAAAATCCTGAAACTTGTAATTTGCGAATCTCATTCGACGTTTTACGCATACGATGGGTCATGCGTGTCAGTGACTTGAGATCAGTTGCCCCATTAAAAACAACCATGTCTTCAGCAGGAACAAACATAGAGCAAGGTCTGCCCATATTTGGATCGTAATAAACTTTCTTAAATGCACTCCCA